GGAGATTCCAGAATGATCGTGCTGATTGAAGCAGAACGGGACGTCCGCGAGTGGCTCGCCGCCAAGCCGGCAGAGGCCGAGCCCGGCGCCTACCCGAAACTGATGTACAACGTGAACCTGCCGCCAGTCATCGTGCGGGATGCCGAGCACGAGGCCGCGATGGGCGAGGCCTGGCGCGTGCTCGACGTGGGCCTGATACCGGCGGTGCCGCCGGTCACGATTACGCCGGCCAGTGCTTCGGTGGCGGCCGCCGCGGGAAGCGGCACGTTTGCCGTCGCCATCACCGGGCCTGGCGATTCCGGAACCTGGATCGCTGAGAAAGACGCGGCTGCGGACTGGCTCACGGTCGATCCGGTCGATCCGCAATCGGACGATGGCGACGTGACCTATACCGTGACGGAGAACGTGGACGTCGAGCGCACCGCAAACATCTACGTGAACGGCAAAACCTTTGCGATCACGCAGGCCGCCGGCGTCTGAGTTTGCGGGCCTGGGTGCGGAGGTGCGGGCGAAACGGCGGCAGTGCCGCCCATTCCGGTATTACCCGCAAATAGGGGGATAGCCGATTTATGCCGACGACAGTAAGCGATCTCATTCACTCATCCATGCGCCTGATCGGCGCAATCGCCGCTGGCGAGCTCCTCGAGACCACCGAGCTTAACGATGCCTTCATCAGCCTGAACCAAATGCTTTCAAGCTGGAACACCGAAGGCGGATCCCTCGTGTCCCGGCAGCGTCTTATGATTTCGGTATCCAGTTTCAATTCGTATGCATTGCCGCAGCGCCCGGTCAGGATCGATGCCGCCAGCACGAGCCTAAGCGGCGTCGATAACGCCCTCGAAATCGTGGATGCGGCCGGTTGGGAAGCGATACCGGTTCCCGAAAAACAGATGCAGTCGATCTTCACCCGGAAGCTGTTCTGCGACTACGGATTCCCCAACTCGACGGTATACATCTGGCCGGTGCCGCGGGTATCGGGAACGATGGAACTGTGGATCTACCAAACCATGCCGCCGTTTGCGGACCTGGACAGCGTCATTATCCTGCCGGACGGCTACGAGGCCGGCCTCAGATGGAACCTCGCAATCAACCTGGCGCCTGAATACGGGCGCCCGATCGACCCGAGCGTGATGGCGAACGCGCAGAACTTCAAGGCGTCACTGGTGCAACTGAACGCCGGCAATCACATGAAGGCGCAAGCGGCGCCGATCCAGGGGGCAGCATGACGGCACGCACATTCCGGTCGAAGACGTTCGGGGCGGAAATCAGTTCGCAATCTCTCGGCGTCCCGACAGCCGCCTATCCGGGCCGGGTGGCTACCAACTCCGATCTGATCGTGGCGGTAGACCGCCAGCAGACGCGGCTGGCCCTGCCCATGGGCGCGTCCGACACCACAATGACGGTCACCGATCCATCCATGATCGTCGCGTTCAGCCTGCTTTCGATCGATAACGAAATCGTCAAATCGACCGGACTGCCCACGGGCAACGTGGTCCCGATCTCGCGCGCATTCGACGGTACGACGGCCGCGGTCCACCTGTCCGGCGCGATGGTTTCGGGCATGGTCGATGCTTGGCACCACAACGCTCTGGTCGCCGAGATCGAGGCCATCGAGTTTGCACTCGGGCCGAATCTCTCGCGGATTCCGGTCAGTGCCACGATCATCAGTTCGGCTTACGATTTCGCGCCTATCGCACCTGGCGGAAACCTGCTTGTGGGGGCCAATGTAATTACCGTGGCGCCGGTCCCGTTAGGCGTGAACGGTTCAGACACGAACCACTTCCTGTGGATCACGGGCGGCACGGGAACCCCAGAGGCCGTGCCGATCATCGGCGGGACCGCCGTCTCGGGCGCAGCGACAGGCACGGTGATCGTGACCTGCGCCAATACCCATAGCGGCGCCTGGACGCTCCGGAGCGCAACCTCCGGGGTGTATGAAGCGGCAAATACATTCCCCGGCACTGGCTCGGGCGAAGTGGTCCTGCCGGCGGGACAGACCCGCTTCCATCAGAAACTGTCGCTACCGATCAAGGCCGGCGGCAACCTGACCATCAGGGGACAGGGCGAGGACGTCAGCTTCATTCTTCGTTCTGAGGAGTATGTCAACGGGGATCTAATTTCCTACGTTCAGGCCGCCGGCTTCTCAGCGGTACTGACGCTGCGCGATTTCACGATGTATGCAGGCGGCGGGAATTCTAATGTCAACAGCACCTCGGGAGCAGCGATCCATATCGTCGATCAGACCAGTACACCCACGAATGTCATCAATGTCCGGATCTTCGACGGCTGGCGCGGGCTGTGGCTTGAAAACACCTCACGGAGCTATGTCCAGCGTCTTACATACATCCAGACGCCGACTTGCGTGGCGAATGGGATTTTGTGCCAGGCCGGCATCTACGTCACCGGCGGTACCGGCGTAAGCGGCAATATCCAGGTTGTGAATTGCTTCATCGGGGGCGGTTCCTTCAACGATCCTAAGATGCTCAGTTATGGCATCTACCTGTCAGGGACGGACGGCATCCAGTTCACGGGCGGGTTCATCGCGGCCGCGACGATTGCGATCCTCTTCGACGGTAACGCCGGCACGCTGACCAACGGCTACGTAGACAACATGGTGATCGATGGAATCACACAGTTCGGCATTCTCTTTCAGGGATCGAGCGGGCTGTTCTTCAGCCACCGGATCAGCAATACCGCCATCCAGACTTACCAGGGAAATGAAGAGCCGCGGCTCAACGGGATCAAATTCGCTCCAGGGACCAACGCCGACGCCATCCAGATCAGCAACTGCAATATCTTCGGATGGAGTGCAGCGGGCGTCTCCCTGAATATCGGGGCTCCCCGGAATATCGTCATCTCCGACAATCTGCTGTTCGGGAACGGTGACGCATCGGGTGGCGGCTATGGAATTGCTCTCGGACCGGGCGAGGGCGGCACCGTCATCACCGGGAACCGCTGCTATAACAACTCTCGCGGCCAGGATTACGGCATCGGAGTGCTAGGGAATGTAACCAACATCCAGGTCACGGGGAATCAACTCTCGGGCAACCGGGCGGCCGGAATGAACATCACCGGCACGGTGACCGGGGGCGTCATCCGCGGCAATACCGGCGTCGATGACGTGATTCCGGCGGTGGCGTCCGCGGCCACCCTGGCATTCCCGGTGAACCCGCTGTTCACAATCACCGGGACGGTCGGCGTAACGGCGGTCGGCATCCTGCAGCCGGCGGGCGCGAACGGCATCCTGCGGACGACCACCGGAGCCGTCACGTTCACCGCCGGCGCGACCATTGGCAACACATTCACCACGGTGCAGAACGTCCCGGTGCAGTGGTCCTGGGACGGCACCAAGGTCTGGTTCCACTAACAGGTCTGGTTCCTAATGCCTATATTCAATGCGGGACTCTTTAATTCGCAGACGTTCGGCGGCGGCGGCGGAACGGCGCGGGTGGTCGAACTGGGGAAGGGAATCCTCTACCCGGCACTGCGTAAGGCCGGCATCACTCTCGCCCCAGGACGCACGCCGTCACCCGCGCAATTCCAAGACGCCACCGACGAATTGACGCGAATCACCGAATCTTTGAATTGCGACCGGCTGTTTATCTATACGCTCGATATCGAGCAGTTCCCGCTCCAGGCGGGAAAGAAGACGTACACCATCGGCCAGGACCCGACCGGGCAGACCACAGCCGACTTTGACGTTCCGTGGCCTGAGGGGATCACGTTTGCAAACGTGATGATGAGCGGCGGCGTGTCGCCGCTGCGTTATAAGGTCGCGATCCTGACGCCGCAGATGTGGTCCCGTGTCGCGCTGCAGGATATTTCGGGCACCATTCCGCAGGCCCTGTACTATGACCGGTCGTACCCGATCGGCACTATCTCAATTGTCGGACAACCGGCAGAAGGTGCGGTGCTCGAGTTGTACCTCTGGCACCGGGTTCCGACATACCAGTCGCTCGATGACGTCGTCCTGCTGCCGCCGGGATACGAGGACACGCTTGTGCTCAACCTGGCGGTGCGCCTGGCGCCTCACTTCCAGCGGGAAGTCCACCCGGACGTGCGGCAGCAGGCGCGGGAATCGTTGATGCGTCTCCAATCGGTGAATGCGCCAAAGCCGGTCGCCGATCTGATCGGATTGTGCGGCGGGGGCCAGTACGATATCTACTCGGACACCAAGCAATGAGCTTTATACTGGCACCTATGGGCAAATCCGCTGAGATCGGCTACGTGTCGAAGATGGCCGAGACGTTGAACGTGCCGGCCGCCGAGGTCGATCGCGGACTGCGCGCGAAACCCTTCGCCGAGGCGCGCCGCAGCCACTATCTGATGGATCTGGGGCAGATCTTCCGGCTCCTGCCGGATCCTCCCGGCCGTCTGCTGGATCTCGGGTGCGGCCCCGGATGGACCTCGCGCATGTTCGCCGCTTCCGGCTATGACGTTCTCGGGCTGGACCTCTGCCCGGACATGATCCGGATTGCGAAGGAAACCCCTGGCAACCCGCCGGGCCTGCGGTTTGAAGTCCACGATTATGAGGAATCCATCGATTTTGGCAAGTTCCAAATCGCGGTGATCTACGATGCTCTGCATCATGCGATCGAGCCCGCGGCCGTAATTCAAAACGTCTACCGGGCACTCGAACCGGGCGGGATCTTCCTTAGTGCTGAACCGGGCGCCGGCCACTCGAAAACCGCGGACTCGCTTCAGGCAATCGAGCGTTTCGGCACGACGGAGCGGGACATGCCGTTCAGCTATCAGAGCGAGCTGCTGGCGGCAGCCGGCTTT